GTATATAAATCTGCCATTACATTTTCCTAATCGTAAAAAAGTTAAGCGACGTAACCGATAAAGTTTCGTCGACGGTTGTAACAAACAAAATTTCCCCAATTGTCCATATGGATTTCACGAACAGTATGCTGACGCGCCGCTTTTTGCGGAGCATGGCGTACCATGTGTTTACCCTTACGGAAGAAGTAACGAAGCGTTCGCCAGTTCACACCGTAGATTGGATCACTGGTATCATTGGTTTGCAGATAAGGAACCCAAACAACTGGATTGCCCTTAAAGACTGCACTACCGGCATACTTCGCAAGGTCAACACCAAGGTTGTCATTGCGACCTTCCAGCAGCTTTTCGAGCTTCTCAACTACATCGTAGTTGGTGTAGAAACCCCAATCGCTTTCCCCACCACGAGCCAGTTCGGCATAGTTGCGAGGTGCTTGGAAGTTCGTAAACGCAATCGCCTTTCGCCACTTGGCGAGACAGTCATCACGACTTACGGAAGTATAGTTAAAAGCCCAGTTCTTCCAGTTCGAGTAAGTCGAACTAGACAGACCACCGGCACCACTGGTGAAACCACTCGGGTTTCCACCCGTAAAACCACCACCTGGAGTTGTCGTGGATTTCTGAATCCAAAACGGCACACCACTGGGCGGTCGAGGCGACACGGTACTGCTACTAGGAGCAGACCACATGGCTTCTTCCATGTGCTCAAAAAAATCGTTGTACATCGAATGTTCGCGTACTTCGATTTCCCGAATGATCGTTTCACGATCACTCTGCATGCTGTCCTCATCAACATCGTAACTGAAATTGACAGTCTGCTTTGACCACTGCTGCTTGGCAGATTGTGTCAAGTCTTTGACACCAGTTGCGTCTACAGCATACAGTTCACTGTTCTTGGCAGTCCCAGTATTAGTTACTTGGACTTTCCAATTCAGTTGAACACCACCCTTTTCAGGGTCCTTACCCTTACGCTTAAACATCTTTGAAGCAAAGATATGGTGCTGGTTATCTAACGAGATATCCACCCATCGTCGCTTCTTAAAGTTGTCAAGTGTAAGATTGACAAAATCATCTAGTTGGTCGGGAAGCAAAGGCATTATCCGACTCCTATATTACAAGCCATCCTACAGATCTCCATTGTCCTTTAGGTAGCCATCAAAGGCTTCCTTTAAGACCGGACTATCCACAGGATCATCGGTCGGAACACTAGTCTTCTTCGCACTTGAACCAGAACCCAAACGAGTTTTGGCTTGTTTACGAACTCGACTATTGAACGACCTGCGGCTTTGGTTATCTACTTCATCTGAAAAAACAGTTCGATACGCTTGGTCAACGAGAGCACCCATCTCAGGGACAGCTTGTCCATGCGTTTGATATCCCGTAGCCAAAACCAGTACTTGATCATAAAGGCGCTCACGATTGACCGCCGCTGAACTTCCTTGTTCTAAATTTTCGTAACTGGAATCACCAAACAATTTACTATTTTTGAGTCCACCAACAGAGTCATCGAAAGAATCGAGTTCTCTCCGATACTCTTGAGACTGAGCCTCTTCTTGTTGACTACTAATAAATTGCTGCTGACCTAAGACCGCTTGAGCCAAAATCTCAAGTTGCTCGGTGAAATGACTATTCATGTCACCAGCCAACCCATCGATAGCAGTTACGAGACCTTCATCGTAATCGTCATCAAGACCAACTCTAAACTGTCTCCCAGCAGGCTGCGCTTCCTGCGTATCCGTAGGCTGTTGTTGCGCATACTGCTGTTGTTGATACGCAAGTGCCTGCTGTTGCTGCTGGTAATAACCAGCAGTTGACTCAACATGTCGGCGTAACGCATCATCACTTGAGTAATCATCCGGGTTAATCCCGTAATAATTAGCCCATTGCACAAGATTTTCGTCGGTATCTGGAGAATCATCAGATCCCTGATCCTGCGCATCACGAGGCTCGTCAACCTCATCTGAAGTACCGGATACTTCATCGGCACCTCCCTCGTTTTCATCGGGCTCATGCTCCCGATTAACCTCGTCGATAACATCCAGATCATTGTCCGTAAGCTCGACCGGCTCCTCGTCAGATTCGTTAGTTATATCAACTGCCATCATTTCCCCCTAATAGTTTTTCGGAGCAGAATCGCCATACCCGGCACTTCTATCACACAAACCACGATACCTCAAATACCCCGCCCGTTGACCCCGACTAGTAAAACACGCCGTACCATCACGGTCGAAGCTAACACCAGTAAAACCAGCATTCTTCGCATCTTCATTGAATTGTTTAACCTGCTGAGGAGGTATGCCAGCAGCATCGCTTTTAAGTCCAGTAGACCACCCATTGGCACCGAAATACCGCCCGCCAGCAGCTTTGGGCTGCTGGCCCTGGGGGTTATCGTGCCAACGAAACTCCCCATCATCATCACGATACAGATACTCTCGCTGCGCCATTATGCCTTTTGCCTCCCAAATTGAGCCATCTGATCCTGGTTCGGCTGCCCACCCTGCAAGACCTGTTGCATAACATGACTCCTGCTAGACTGAGTACCACCCGTTGGAACATTCTTTCTAACGGTCTCTCGCACAGTGTGGTTAGCCTTCTCTGGCACCTCATGGGTAGGACCAGGTCGATCCTCCTTAGGCTTCTTGAATTGAATGATGTTGTTCAGTCTAGGCAGATCCATCAACTCAGAGTAAAGCTCAACTAGCTCTTGCATGTCAATACTACCACCAGACTGCATCATATTATCCTGCATAGGCAAAGCAATTTGAGTGATAAAGGTAGTTAGACCATTAATGCGTTCAGACGGCGATTTATACTGCATCGAAAAAGGTTCAATCTCAAAGTTGTAATCAAGGAAGTCCCCCTCTCGTGTCTCCCCATCCCACGTTTGATGAACAGTCCCACCAGCAGACTCAAACTCAAGGGGCATCTCTTTGATCTGATCAACCCAGAGCAACCAACCGAGATCACGACAAATGTCAGAGGTAAACTTTACCACCCGATACTGCATATTTGCTTCACGTTTACTCACCGCACCATGGATCAACCTATCTTGACCAAGGGTATCCGCCTGCGGCCCAAGACCAGCCATCGCCTGGAGATTACCCGCCATCCGATCAAAGATGTCAGTCATGGCAAGCCCAAACGCCTGATTGCTCTGATCAACACCACCCATCTTCATGACGTTAACAGCATCAGGATTGTCGACCCGTGTCCACTGGCCATCAGAAGCCCGCTCAATCCGCTTAGCATCATCGTGATGCCCGGCCTGGTAGAAAGGAATGTCCTTCTGCCGCTGCGCCTGACGACGCTGTTTTCGGAGCAGACCATTAATCACATCGGAAAGAGGCTTCAGGTTCATTGCAGGAGAGATGCCCATAATATGATCTGGGACATCACCGAAAGAAAGAAGATGGAAAGGTCCATTTTCAGGTCCCTGCCAATCCATAACGCGCAACGGTTTTTCCCCATTATGAACCGGCCAGGTAACGATTTTATTTTCGTTCGGCAACCACACATCCATCAGATCGATCATCGGTTCATATTCATCTGGATCACCTTCAGGATTGAACATTCCCTTAACACCAGAATTTGAATCCTCACCCTCCCAATTGGAAAACTTGCTGGTTGGCCGCAGACCCTTTTTAACCTTTGGATCAAAAGCAACATCTTCCTTCATCTTATCGAAACTCATCCGATACTTATTCAGAGCAAACTTTGACTTACGCCAAGCTGTCGCCTGCGTGTCATACACGAAATCATCCAGGCTAACATTCTCAGCATATGGTTTACCTGGATCGAGCCACTCGTCCTCACCCTCCAACTCAACCAACCCAGCATCGGCATTGTAAACCTTCACGATCCCCATGCAGAAGAAAGCGTCTAAGACAGCCTGGCGAAGAACCTCCTCCATATGAATCTCTTTGAGCAAACTATTTGTTGCGAGTTGGAAATGATGCGCAAACCAGACAAGATCTCTATTTCGACTTGTCACTAGAATTCGTGGTCTATTGGCCGTAAGAGATTGGGCATAAGTCTCAGCCGTCTGAAACATCAGATTCATAATCACTTCACGACTAGGACCCCCATCGCCGTAATGCGAACCAACATAATCCTTAACAAGTTTCTCTCGCTTCATACGAAATGGCCGCAAAGCTCTTGTAGAGACTTCGATAGCCTTCATCAGGCGAGCACGTTCTTTATCATCATTCGGATTCATTAGTCCCACCCATCGTTGTTTATCTTCGCTAACTTATCTTCGCGGTCCTTAAAACGCCAGGCCATTGAGCCAACTGGAATCTCAGCACGAAACTCCTCTTTTGGGTGTGAGGGGCGATCCTTGACCGCATGCCAGGCAAGCGCCGCAGAAATAACCCTATCTCCATGGGCCTGGCCCTTACTTGAATCATCAATAGTACGGACACTTCGGCTATGAACTACCCGACCGTCCTTATAAACATATTGCCGACACTCCTCAAGAAGAGCATTGCTCCGTATCACAAATTCATCTGTCTTTATCGCCTTGGCCAAGGTTGAAAGCACCGCAAGTTTGTTCTTCTCATTGCTCCACCACCCAGGGTTCTTTGTCTTCTTCTTAAAGTTTTTGTTCTCCACTTCACGGAAATAGATATTCGAGTACTGTTGATCTATCACACGCTTAGTAAACGCTCCACCAGGAGACCCATTAAACTCCCAGATCAAATAGGCGTTATGAAAGAATTTGCACAAAGAGACGACATAATCAGCAAAGTCCTCAGGACGCATTGTATTTGTGGCAAACTCCCCGACCTGGGTCTTAGACACCCCGTTAACAATAGTAGCGACTGAATTGCTAGTGTAACTGCCCCCTAGACCAGCAGAGATATCACAACCGATAACATACTCTGAATGAGCGGCAAGAGGCAAACCTTTGTTGTCCAGATGCGTCCAGAACTTCATCGGACCATCGACGGACTGCTCAAAGCTAGGCTCCAGGGTATCAGACTCATAACCAAAGATACCACGGACAAAAGGAATCATCAGGTTTTTCTGACCCGCCTCATAAAGATCCTTGCCGAAGATCTGATAATCGGAACCACCATAATCACGGTCAAGTTCCTGAGCCACGCTTTGAGGCGTGGCTCCGGGTCGACTGCACTCATTATCGTAGTAAGGACTACGGATCTTATCATCCAACACAAAGGAGTAACCTGGAGGGTACCTGTAGTCCGCATCGAGGATCTCAAGTTTATTATTCTCGGACTGATAAAGGCCCTGGCTTCGTTCTGGATGCTTCTTCCAATCCATAATAATCTTCACCATGGAAGAGGGGGTGTGCATCACATCGTAATAAGCACCAGCAGAACCCTTAGGAGTCGAGACAAACAGACGACAATCTGTGGCGTGCTGAGTAGCGTTCTGAGCCTCATAGTCAGCACCATTAGGAAAGGCAGCAAATTCATCCAGGGCAATAGCCTTCTTACGACCACCACGGAAGGCATCCTCAGTCGTGGTAGCACCCTCAAAGGTGCTACCATTATCACGATTCTCCATCAACATCATCGACCGATAGACGTCCTTTGGACGCATCCAGACAGGCAACCCCCCCTTCTTCCCTTCACCATGAAGCAAGAAGTCCAACTTCCAGAACAACGTATCCTTCTTACCCGGTTTATCAACCAGGTCAGCAGTACGACTCATAATCCCGAAACTAGAAAAGTCCTCGAACACCCAACTATGAAAGAACAAGGTCAAGAACATCCACGTAGCACCTAGATCACGACTCTTCTCCACCCCCACGTCACAATACCCCAAAGCCTCGTGCATCTCCAAGAAGGCCTCGTCCTGGTACCCGTAAGTAATAAAAGGGATCACATTAGACGTAGTGCCACGCAGCCTGCTAGTGCGAGGCTCATAGAGCCAGCAGAAGGCATTAATGAAGAACAAGATATCCTGCTTGCACGCAGTCCAAAGACTACGTCGCTTGGGGCCAGTATCGGCCCAAGCTAACAGCTCACGCCGGTATCTCAGGTTGTCCTTCAGGTTCTTTGGTATTTGATCGTAAAGGCTCATTTGGCGTCAACACAGACAACATACTTTCCAACTGCACGATCGATTCACCGGTATCACCCATACCCTGCTCCTCAACCTGCTTCCCCTTCCCCTTGAGTTGCTCACGAATAACCAACTCCATAAATTTACCCTCATTCTCAGTGGCCCAGACTAACATGTTCCACGCTCCTGGTGTCGGAGCTTCCGGCGGCAATACTCCCCACTGATGTCTCTCCCCCCGAGTCTTATGCAGATTGTGGAACACAAAAGCAATCTCAATCGGAAGATCGGACTCATTGATATCGTACTCAACTAACAGTTTGTCGACATCCTGATCAAGAACCCGTCTGGCCTCTTCTTTCTCGCCAGCCACTATCGCCCGCTCATGCTCAGGACCCTGGTAACCCATATCCAACATCGTCTGGAATTGAGCCTTCAAGAACGGCATATCGCCATCCATGTACTTACGATAGTTCCCCCGGTACTCCTCGAAACGATTCTCTCGTCGCATACGATCCACGAAAAGTTTACGCGGTGAATCTGCTTTCTTTTTTTCAGTCATTTAGTCCTCAGCGTTTTGTAAACAGGGACAGCACTACTGTGAAGAAAAGTTAATCCGATTACGTCTGCATCCATCTCCGTAGCACTCAGATTCACTGACCACTGCCCATTGCCCTCATGGGCAAAAGATCCAGCCACAGCACCCTGAGTCCCCCC